GAGAGCCGCGCCGCCTTGCTGGCTGTTCAGGACGAGCCCACCGCCGTTCGTGTCGTTAGCTGCGGCGGTCGTTCCGCCAGTCGAAACCAGGAACGAGAAGACCGCGTTCAGACGGTGGGTCGGGTCTCCGAGGGTGACCGAGTTGTCGACAGCCGGGAACAGGTTGCCGTTGCCCGTCCCCGCGATGGTCCACTTGGTGATGCCACCGATCTGAAAGATGATAGAACCATTGATGCCCGCGCCCGTCGCGAGGCCGCCGTTGACGGTGACCGTACCGCCGTTGCCTCCGCCTCCGCCGTTGTTCGCACCGGCAGTACCGCCAGAAATCGTGACACCGCCACCGTTGCCCGCGACCGCCGTGGCAGTTCCCGCTCCACCGAGGTTTCCCTGGAAGGTCGCGGTTCCACCCGAGCCACCGAAGATGTTGCCCGAGCCCGCACCACCAACGCCGGCACGAAGAAGAAGGGCGCCGCCCGTGCCCGCGTTGCCGACACCATCCGAAGCGCCGCCAGTTCCGCAACCGATGATGGTCTGCCCACCCGCCGTCCCAGCCACCGTCTGAGCTGCCGCGCCGTTGCCGCTCGAAAGGTTAGCGGTTCCAGCCGCGCCACCGGCTCCAGTCGTGCCGCCGTTCGGGGCACCACCGAGCCCGCCGTTGCCAGCCTGGATGGTGACGCCGCCGCCGGCTCCTCCGGTTCCACCCGAAGCGGCAACACCACCAGCCGTTCCACCCGTACCGCCGACCAGAGAGGAGAACGTGCCGATGGTGATGGTCGAACCAGCGCCGCCAGGACCACCGTTCCCGTTCGTGCCGCCACCGGTCGCGACACCACCGTTGCCGCCCGCTCCACCGTTGGCCGCGTTCCCGGTCGCGAGGTTGAGGGCCGTGCCCAAGCCACCCTGGCCTCCGACGCCAGCGGCTCCGCCGGCCGTCGTATTGCCGCCGACGCCGCCCGCACCAGAGCGGGACGAGCCACCAGCCATGATGCTCCAGGTGCCACCAGAGCCGCCGTTACCGCCGTTCCCAGCATTACCGCCGCCGCTCGTAGCGCCGCCCGCTCCGCCGACGCCAGCGGTACCCTGATTGAACTGAGTCGTGCCTGACCCAGTGCCAGTACCACCAGCCGCGCCGGTCCCGGTCGTACCTGAGCCGCCGGCCGCCCCAGCCGAACCGTTACCCGAAGAGATGGTCAGAACGGTCGCAGCGCCGCCAGCCGTTCCGAGGGTCCCCGTCGTCCCGTTGGTGCCCGCAGAAGGAGCGCCTGGAATGCCGCCCTGAAGCGTGAAGCCGCCCGCATTCGTGCCCGTGAAGCCGACACCGGGGCTCGCGATGCCGTTGCCAGAGGTGATGACGACAGCGCCGCCGGCTCCGCCAGAGGCTCCCGCAGAGGACGCGCCAGGAGTACCGCCGGTCAGGTTCGCGGCACCGCCCGTTCCGCCCGAGCTGCTCCCGCTCGCTGCCGCGCCGGTACCGCCGAGCACCGTAGCAGCGCCGCCAGTCCCGGCTCCGCCGCCGAGGTTGGTTCCGCCCTGACCACCTCGGAGGTTGGCCGTGCCGCCGATACCAGCGGACACCGTCACCGTGCCGTCGCCGCCCTGACCACCCTGGAACTGGCCCGTTCCACCAGTCGCGCCCTGGATGTTGGCCGAGCCAACGCCGCCAATTCCGCCAACAACAGTCGTGGCGCCACCGGCTCCAGCCACGAGCGTGCCGTTCGAGGCACCGCCGGCTCCAGCCGTAATTGAAATCTGCCCGCCGACGCCGCCAGCAGTTGCCGATGCGGGGCCGCCAAGCTGAGCCAGAATCTGAAGCGCCGAGCCCGTCGTGTCGTTCGCCGCGGTGTCGCCACTCTTGAGGATGAGCGAGTACGTGTTGGCGAAGCGGGCAGCCGGGGCACCGAGCGTCCCCGTGTTGTCCGTGATGGGCGCGATGCGCGCCGACGTGAAGTTCCAGACCTGAACGCTCGCAAAGCTCATGACGGCGCTGGTCGCGACGCCGCCCAAGTTGAGGATGCCCGCGGTCGTACGGTCGTAAACGCCAGCTCTGACCGTGCCGTCCTTGGAGTCCCACGTCGAAGCTGCCGCTGCCGTGATGGTCAGAGCGCCGGCAGACGTGGTGAGGCTGGACGCAGCGCCGCCCGACAACGAGAGAGCTGCTGCCGAGGAGACACCAATCGTCCCTGCACCGGTCGAGGCCAGGGAGAGGTTCTTGCCGCTCGCACCAGCCCACGTGAACGAGCCCGTGGAGTAGGTCGCATCGGCGACGCCGCCGGTCGAGATGGTCCGGTTCGCCGAGAGGTCTCCGCCGCCCGTGAGGCCAGGACCCGCCGTGATGGTGCGCGTAGCCGGGACGAGCGAGTTGTGGGTATGGAGCGCGTCGGCGTTCGACCCGTTGGTCAGCGTGTTCAGGTTCGCCGAGATGACCGTGGCGCCGACCGAGATGCTGCCAATCTGGAACCGAGCCGAGCCGTTGTTGGGCAGGTTGATGTTGCCCGAGCCCGTCGTGGCCAGGAGCCCGCTGACGGTGACCGTCTCGACCTGGAGAGTCTTCGCAGCCGGGATGACGACGTTGGAGCCCGCCGGGGTGAGGTTCAGGTCGCCCGTGTTCGACTTGATACCCGTGCCGACGAGCAGCGCGTCGGTGTCCTGAATGCGCTGCAACGACCCGATGGCGAGGTTCCCAATGATCGCGCGAAAGTCAGACATCTCAGGTCTCCTCGGGCATCACAGAACAATCGTCGCGAACGTGCCTTCGATGACCAGCGTGGTCGAGTTCCGCGCGAGGCCGATATCCTGAAGCACGTTGCCAGTCACTGACGGGAAGTTGACGTCACCGGGCGGCACAATCTGGCCAGCCACGACCGAGGCGTAGTACCGGGTACCTGGAACGAGCCCAGTGAACACCGCCAACTCCCCCTCGTAGATGACCACCGCGCTGGTCGACGTCGGCTTGGCGTAGACGAGCCCGATGGACGGCATCGTGGCCAGCGAGAACGCCGATGCCTTGGCGATGGTGTCGACACCGCTCAGGTAGATGATGTCGCCGATGGCGACCGTGGGCGCGCACGCATAATCCGTGTTCGACAGGACAGAGTCAGCGCCCGTCTGGATGTACGTCGTCAGGTCAGCATTCAGCTTGTACGCGAACCCGTTGGCCTGGACGAACACGATCATGCCGAACTTCCGCATGCTCGCGGGGATGGCATCACGGTCTGCCAGCGTCGCGACCACGCGGTAGCCGCCGATGGTCTGCGAGTCCTCGGTGATGCCGAACGGGCCGCCGGGTCGGAAGGTACCGCCGACGAAGATGTCTCCAGCAGCCATCAGGTCACCGTCAGCGTGAAAGGTTGGGTAATAAAATTGAAGCTCTCCAACACGGTGTAGCCGCCAGGAACTAGGACCGAGAAGGCGTTCGTGACCGGAACCGCAGTAGCAGCCACGACCATCGGGAACAGGATACCGTTCTGGTCCTTGATGCTGGCCGGCGTCCCGAAGGCGGTCGGGTACGCGATGTAGAGCTTCTTGCCAGCCGTCGGCGCGGCGAAGGGGAAGACGCCAAGCTCATTGGGCGCGAGCCCTGAGCCGGTCAGCGCCTCGATGAACGCCTCAGTGAATGCCGCCGGCACCGCGCTGCCGAAGAACCGACGAGCCTCCCACACCGCCGTGATGGATGACGTGCGGTTCGGGCTGTTGGCGGCGTTCGCATTGAGCACCCACGTGACCGTCGCGTTGATGGTCGACTTGGAGTAGCTGCGAGCCGGGAACGTGCCCGGCGGCCCGTAGCCGAACGACAGGAACGGCGATGGGATGAACTGCGAGTCGACGCCATCCGCCAGCGTTGCAACGATGGGCGTACCGACGTAGGTCGCCGTGAACTGCGGACCCGAGATGGACGCGCCAAGCTCCTGCACCTGAACCAGCGTCGAGAAGAGCGAGTCCGCGAAAGCCGGCTGAATGTCATCCTCGGTGAGCTGCCGGAACTCGGCGAAGGGCGTCGGATTGCCCTCCTCAACGACCACCGCGCCATCGGTCCCGCTGAACGGAGGCAGGCCGCCCGGGAACACGAGCGGGATGTACGTGGGCGGCGAGACAACCGTCAGCGTGAAGTACGTGCTGTCCGACTGGACGAACACGACCATCCCCACCTTGAGCATGCTCGACGGGATGTTGGCGCGTGCGACGAGGTCAGGCACGACACGCAGCGAGCCGCCCAGGTTGGTGTCATCAACCAGGACGAAGTCCGCATCGTTGCGGCGGACGAGCTGCGAATCGATGGGGATGTTCGAGTTAGGCATCAGCCACCAGTAACCGACAGGGTGATGGGACCGAGGCCCGCTACGTCCGACTCCCAGATGTCGTACGGGATGAGGACCGAGAAGGCGTTGAGCACCGAGACGCCCGACTCCGCCAAGTGCATCCCCGCCACGATGCCCGTCTGGGTGTCGATGAAGTTCCCGGGCTGCGCCTCGTACACTGACGGGACCGCGTAGTACAGGTGCTCCGTCGGGCCGGCACTGTACCCAGGCGAGTAGACCTGCGACGGCAGGAGCTTGCTGTCCGAGAGCCCGGTGATGAAGCTCGCATCGTAGACGCCGGGGATGGGTGCCGAGCCCCAGTACACCAGAGGCTGCCAGAACAGCGACAGGGTCGAGGTGGCCGGCGGTTCACCAGCCTTGAGCGCCGTCAGGATGAAGTCCTGCTCCGCGTTGATGATGGTCTGGGTGTAGACGAACGGTTCCTGCCAGTTCGTGAACGGCGTGACCAGATCGAGCGGAACGTGAAGCCCATCCACCACCTGAGCGGAATCTGGCGGGCGGTTGTACACAACTGACGCGCTCGGGTTGATGGACGAGTTGCCGATTTCGAGGATGGAGAAGATGCCCTCATCGAATGACTGGTTGGCGATGAGCGGAGGGTTGCAGACGTAGAACACGACCGGGCTGACCACCGTCAGCGGCTGGTCAGGGTCTCCATCGTTCGGCTCGATGAGGAAGACCGAGAGCCCGACCAGCGTCTCCCACTTCTGCCCGAACTTCGCACGGACGTCCCAGGTGTAGCGCCCCGCCGGCAGGTAGATGGTGTCGATAGGCGCCAGCGTGAAGTCCACCCGGTTGGTGGGCGCCGGGATGGAAGGCGGGAGCCCGAGCCGTGAGATGAGCGGCGGCTGCTCGGGCACCAGCTTCATCGTGAACATGACGATGACGTTGGTCAGGTCAACGGGAGCCCCATTAGGGTAGAGCACCGTCATGCGGATGAGCATGTCGGTCGACCGCTGCAACCCGATGGTGCGGCGGGTGTTCTGCGGGAGAGCCGGCGACGGGTTCGTCCCGTCCGCTAGAATCCCGATGATGTCGATTGCTGCCGGCATCGTCGGCTACTTCGTCACCAACGAAGCCGAGATGGCAGCCGTCGCTGCGCCCGTCGGGGTGGTCGTTCCCGCGACAGACATGCGAGCCGGCGGAGCCGGGACGCCGGTCGAGGGGAGCACGCCGAGTTCGACACCCTCGTCCAGACCCCAGACGATTTCCTCATTGGCGCTCAAGCGCACGACCCAGATGGGAGGCGTCGTCCCCAACACGACCTGAGCTGCCGGGCGATTGAAGAACTGGAGGTAGGCGTTGGCAGCCGTCGTGTTGACCAAGCGCATGGCCGTGACGGTCGCCCTGGATGCGGGCACATCCACAGGCACCGTGACCGCGTCGTTGAAGAAGGGCATTCCCATCGGTGCTGCCTCCTAGTTCACGGATTCTACTCTGGATAGCCTCCGCTTGTCGCTATCCTGCACCACCGATGAGCCCGATGCTTTCCTGTGTGGTGATGGGCTCTTCCTTCCAGTCGAAGGACGCGAAATAGTTCGAGGTGTTGCCCGCCGGGATGACGTACATCGTGAGCCGGGCTGGGCCGACGACGAGGAAGGCCGGAGCAACGGGGCGCACGGTCGAAGAGTTGCCGCCGCCGACGCACAGCGACCCGAAGATTTGCTCCTCGGGCGAACCAGACTTCAGCGGGTTGACGTACTCCATGAACGCCTCAGCGTTAACACCGCTGGTCGTCCCGGCATCGATGACGCCGATGGTCAGCTTCGTGTTGTTGGCGATGTAGTGGTGAGCCCAGTACGTCCGTATGTCGAACGCGGTCCCCACTGAGATGCTGCCGATGACGCCCGTACCGGCCGCAGTGACCGTGAGCGTGATGGGGCCGGAGTTCGTGCCGCCAGAGCCGACCTCGATGACCTCCATCTTCTCGATGAAGCGCATGTCCATCACCGACGTCGGAGCAGGATTGAGCCCGTTCATGATGACGTCGGTCACCAGAGGACCGTGCATCAAGGCGTCGAAGTACGTGATGCGGACCCGACGAGCGCCCGTGCCGGTACCTGAGTCGTTGGCACTGGTCGACTTCAGCGCGCGCTGTGCTTGATCTGGCTGCTCGAAATAGGGCGTGAGTCGGATAGCATTCACGGTGCCTTGCGTGCCACCACCCAACTGAATCTTGCCGAAGCTGTTCGACTGGACAACCACCGGCTCGAAAACGGAGACGAGCAGCGCGTTGTCGTCGGTGACATGCGCTTGCTTCCCACTGATGCCGCTGGCTACCCCGACGTTCACCATGGCTTACGAGAAGTCGTCAGGGATGTAGAAGCCGGCGACTGCGAGGACGACCTTCATGCTCGTGTTAGCAGTACCGGGGGTGATGGAGAGTGCCGAGGCCGTGCCGATGGGCAAGCATGCCACCACATTGAGATTGGTGTAGAGCTGGTCACGAAGGATGAACTGGATGTTGGTCGCCGTCGGGACGATGGTCGAACCCTCCGTCCCCACGAGTACCTGAGCCTGCGCCGGGACCGTCGAGCCGAAGTTGGAGTTGACAGCCGCCACCGACGTGCCGGCAGTGAGCAGCGTGCCCGCCGTCGGGTTCGGGTAGACCTTGAGGATGACGTCCTTCGCCGTTCCACCCGTCGACAGACCGAGGGAAACCTGGACAGTCTCGATGACGAACACTCGGTTCTGGCTCAGATTCTTGATGTAGAGCAGCCCCGACTCATTCGCCGAGGTGAGCGTGATGACGGACGTCGTGAAGAAGTACCCAGAGTCCCCCTGGATGGAGGCGACTGCTCGTGAGGGAAGCGTCTGGGCGAGAGTCGACAGCCGGTTCTCGCCATCTACGTGTGCCTGAAAGCCGCCGCCTTTGCCGTCTTCGATGAACATCACTTCACCTCAGTTTTCGGTCCGGTTGCCAACTCCGCACCCGTGATGAGTTGGAGGTGTATCTCGATGCGCCGCAGGCTGGCGGTGATCTCATTGAGCGCGCCCAGCATCTGCATCGTGATGACGCCGTTCGGCGTGCCATCGACGACCTCACCCGGCCACGCATTGTCCGCTGGTGGGACGACGCCTCCGGTGCCGTCTGTGCCTTCAAAATCAGGAGGCATCTACCACCCCACCCACATCTCGACCAGCCAGCCAAGGCCAGCGGAGATGACACAGCCCGCCCACAGCACCCACGTCGGGACGCCCTCATTCTGCTTGGGTCCAATGAGGTGAATCATCGGGTGGCTGCCATGACTGTGACCATCTTAGCTCCGCCTCCGACGCCTGACTCCCGCCGAATGTAGCACTTCGCCCGGGAGTGGTCCGACCATGCGATGACCGACGACGGACCTGTGGGCGGAAGGCGCGCATGGACGAAGATGCCATCCCAGGACAGCTCGATGGCCACCGTCGACTCGTTCTGGATGACCTGTTGGGGCGCCTCGAACTTGAAGTCGAACAGAGCGTTGGGGTCGTCGAATGACGACACGCCCTGGATGTCCCGCCTGTTGAAATAGTCCGACACCGCTACACCGTCACCTCTTCCAACAGCAGCGAGAAGTGCTCAGCATCAGGCGCAGTCACCGGACGAATCTGAGCCGTGTTCGCGCCACCGGTCGACGCGCGCCACTGAACAAGCACCGTGTGCGCGCCCGCCAATAACCCGGTCACCTTGAGAACCATAGCCGCCGAAACAGCTTCACCATTTGCGTGACATTCCACGCCGACACCGCGCTTGGTCACGCCGTCGACCTGGACGCGGAAGAAAACGTCCCTATCGTTCGTGTTGTTCGACACCCCCGAGGTGAGGTAGATGAGCAGGTTCGTTCCAGTCTGAGTAGTGATGACCTGCGACAGCAGGGACACGAATGTACTCGATAGCGTAGTGGTGTCGACGGTGATCTCAGCAAACACCGTCTGGAGGAACATCCCCAGGTGAGTATGGTCTGACCGCGCAAGGGTGGAGGCGACACCCTCAGTGTTGATGTTGCTGACAGACACTGGCGTGGCAGTGCTGATGTCGTGCTTGTGGTCTTGACGCGCGACGTTGGTCGAGACGCCGGCTGAAGCCGCCGACTTGTCCACGTTGACCGGGGCGGCAGGCGCAGCCAGAGAATGCTTGTGGTCAGAGCGGGTGAGGAACGTGGCTACGCCCTCCGCCGCCACGTCACCGACCAGGATGCCGCCTGGGGTCGCCGTCGTGATGTCATGCTTGTGGTCTGACCTCGCCACCGTCGCAGCCACACCCGCAGACGCGGCGGACTTGTCCACGTTCACTGGAACAGCCGGCGATGCGAAGCCGTGCGTGTGGTCAGAACGAGCGAGCGTGGTTGCTACACCTTCGGCTGCAACGGCGCCGATGGTGATGGACCCGACCACCGCCGTGTTGATGTCGTGCTTGTGGTCAAACCGGGCGGCCGTGAGCCCGGCACCGATGACCGCCGGGGACTTGTCGACGTTGACAGGCGGAAGCAGCGTCAGCACCGCGCCGTCCGGGCCACCGGAGCCGTCCACCCAGACGTCGTAGGTGCCGGCACTGGAACGGGTCACGTTGCCAATCTTGCGAGGCACCGTGCCTGGAACCGTACTGATGAAGCCGGTGTTGCTGACGAAGACAGAGTCACCTGAAGCCGGCGCTCCGGTCAGCCCATCGTAGGGACCGTAGAGGCGGAAGATGACCATCTCTCCAGGGGCGAACGGCGGCGCTGAGCCATCGAGCGCGGAGATGGCGACGGCCAACTGCTGGTCGATGTTCGTCCCAATGGTCGCGTTCGTGCCTGACCAGCCGGTGATGAACTCCTGTCCGGGGAGCCCCGCCTTGAGAACCTCCGTCGAGACAGCACGGCACACTTGCCCGACAGACAGCGGCGGAGCCGCTGTAGCCACCGGAGCGATGAAGAGGCCAGAGTCAGCCGCGCGGTCATCGAGAAGCTGGAGCAGGATGCCGGCAGACTGCGCCCATCCACGAGTACCCGCCTGCACCGTCTCCTGCGCAGCCGGGATGCGGATACCACTCTTGATTTGGCGAATGCCGACAATCTTCCGGTCGACGAGCGTCGTGTTGACCGTGAGCTGGATGAGGTACGTGCCTTCCTTCTGCGGGGTGAAGGAAGACGCCTGTGTGTTCGTCGAGGATAGGACATCGTCAGGCCCAGGCGGCTGGTCAACGATCTGCCAGAAGAACGTCGTCTCCCCGCCGTTGTTGACGTTGTTGAGCAGGACGACATCGTCGATGACCATGTCATCGTCCGACTCGTCGATGCCGTTGATGGTGATGTCTGCCTGAGCCATCTAAGCTCACCCCTGGAGGATAGAGATTGTTCCGCCGACACCGACGAGAGCGGCGTCACCGCACTGCACCGTGACGTTCGCTCGCCAGATCGTGGTTCCCTGCCCGACGGCAATCTGCGGGCTTGAGGTGACGGCGTTCAACTCCGTCTGAATACCAGACGTCACCGCGACTTGGTTCACGCCGTAATTGTTTCTGAGTGTGTCCGTGAGAATGGCGATGTTAGAGGCGAACGACAATTCGATGACGGCGCGAGTCGTGAACGCACAAGCAGCCACCACGTTGATGTTGAACGACGTGGACCCGTTCACACCCGTCGTCGGCCGGGTCGGGGCAGACACGTTGATGAGAACGCCAGGAGGACCAACGACAGAAGTCATCGTCGCCGTCGCCGTGGTCGGGCCTGTGCTCTGGATGTTGGCCGAGAAGGCGCACGTCATCACGCCGCCCGCGTACAACTGCCGGCGCACATCGACGATGTTGAGCGCCCCAATCTGGGTGTCTGCCGGCCCGACGTTGATGTACGCGAGTGCGACGTACCCCGGGTCAGGCGTCGGGACACCGAGCGTCGGATAGATGGCGCCCACCGTCGGCACGCCCATCTTGTAGTTCAGGACGCCGGAACCGCCCGTCGTCGCCTGACTCTGGTCAAGGACGTACGACAGCGTCTTGTTCACAAGCTGCGGGGTGAACGCGCCCGACGTGGGGTTGAGGATGTCGCGTGACGTCGGGTCCAAGAACCGGCGCGGCAGCTTGATCTCAACGAGGTCGACGCGAGCTGTACCGCCGCCCGGGTTGATTCCCGTGAACAGCGGCGCCGACTGAGGAAGTGGAAGCACCAGCACGACCGGCTTGATAGGGGAAACATCATTCAGCCCCGAGACGCCGCCGACAGAGGTGGTCGGCGTCCCGTCGTTCATGAATGCGAGCCCCGAGTCCATCTGCACGTCCATGACGGGCAGCGCCGGATTGCGCACCTGGAGAGCAGAGCCAATGCAGCCGATAGTCGGAACTGCCGACGTCCCCGTGGGCGGGTTGTCGACCGCGTGGTTGTTGCTGAACGCCGGGCTGCGCGTCGCATAGACCGCCTGAACGAAGTTGCGAACCTCCTGGTCGCTGTACGACTCGACCATATTGATGTCGCTCGACAGCGGGCGTTCGCGGGTGTTGATGACTTCTCTATCCCAAGGGGCGTTGGCCATTCTCTACTCTCCCTGCAATTCGATGACGGCCAGGACGCCGCCCGCCTTGACACGTTGAAGCTGAGAGGCCAGCCCCTTGTACACTGCCTGCTTGCCCAAGTCGAAGCCGTCGTACCCGCCGCCCGTCAGCGTGCGGTTGTTCGGCCCCTCGATGGAGAAGAACACGTCGAGGTCGTAGGCGCTGTATGACCGTTGCCCGATGTTCACCGCCGCATCGTTGTACGTCAGGAAGTCGAACGGGAAACTGGCCGTGTCGTCATAGACCATCCCCACGTCCGTGATGGCCGGGTAGTTCGGGACGACCACGATGAACGCGCCGCGGAAGTCCTCCTCCGAGAGCCACCGGTTGTTGAACGGGTAGATGTCGTGGCCGGGGATAGCGTCCGGGTCGTAGACGAACAGGTCCGTCGGAATCTTCGGCGAGATGCCGACAGCGGTCGTCGGCGTCCCCGCCATGTTGACAGATGCGTTGATAGCGTGAGCGACCGCCACCGTCCCGCCCGCGCCGCGGGTGAGCCCGGTGAAGCTGATGCTCGTGATGCCCGTGTACGTCATCCGCTCGTTGTCGATTTGGATGACGCCGGTCGCCGGGTAGCCGACGGTGTTCAGAACCGTTGCTGTCGTCGCGACATTGGTCAGTGCGACCTGAAGAGTGGTCGTCGGATACGTTGGGCTCGGGCAATCCCACGCCGTCTGGTAATCAATCTCCCACGTCTCGATGAAGTCGAAGAACAGCGCCTGCGACGGGAAGTCAGGCGGCCAGGTGGTGACCGTCCCGATGGGGCCGAGCACCCGGCCAATCGCAGCCTCGATAGCATCCGGCGTGACGACATCGGGCAGCGTGCGGATGCGGTTCTTGTAGGAGTCGTCGGTCTCACCGTCGTGTCGTGGCAGCCCGCGGTCGGCGCCCAGCGCATCGAGCAGCGGCGCCCGCCCACACGTCGCCGTGGTGACCTGCGCCGTGATGAAGTTCGGGAAGCCGGCAACGGGGAAGATGGGGTTGGCGATGAGCTGCTGGATGGTGTCGATCTCGCCCGGTAGCACATCACCATTCTTGATGGTGACCGGTCCCGGCACATTGAACTCGAACGCCGGCTGCGTCGCGAGGACCGGGATGACATCGAAGCCCAGGTCCTGCGTGAAGTACAGCGTGACCGGGACACCGGCAGGATGCGCAGCGGCGGGGTTGGTCAGTGGGCGCCACCCACGGATGCAACTCGTGAAGCTGGCGCCGACACCCGTCGTGAGACTGAGATACGCGATGTACTCGTTCTCGATCTTGATAACGCTGAACGAGTCAGGGCGGATGTTGGTCGGAAAGCCGTCCGTGCCGTTGTTGATGACCGGGATGGTCGTCTGAACCGCGTCCACCGCGGCGCTCGTCGTCGTCTGGAGCGCGATGGCTCCAACCGTTCCCGGGTCCGAATTGAGGAACGACATGCTAGCCAGCGTCGTGAACCGGCGGTCACCTCTCGACGTCGTGACTACGGTGCCGGCGAGAATCTGAACGCTGCCGTCCCCGCCCCAATCTGGCGAGGTCGAGAAGTCCCCCGTGGTCGTGAACGTGACCGTGGCCGTCGAGAAGACCGCGCCGAAGCTCTGGAGGATGTGGTCGCCGCAGTCGATACGCGCGACCGCGAGCGACAGCCGCTCGAACAGCGCGGCGTACGCCTGAAGCAACTCGTAGCCCGGCCCAGGGCTCTTGAGCGGGTCGAGGTATCCGGGCGGGTACAACCGGTCGAACAGCGACAGGAAGTACGCCTGGTTGTGAAAGACAGCCAGGGAGCAGGGCTGCTCGCACGGTGGAAGCGGCGCGGTCATCCGGTCGACTTCCTACCGCTATCGGTGACCGTGCAGTCGCACGAGCCGATGTTGACCGCCGCCAACGACGTGCGGATGACCTCCAGGGTCTGCGGCACCACGTCACCGGCCGGCGTGACGACGGACGACCCCGTCGGAACGAGACCGGGGATGGCGTCAATCTCCGCGTTCAGGTCCGCCACCACGAAGGGCTCCCCCGGGTTCAAGGAGTTCGTGTAGTTGACCGCGACGCCCTTGGCTGACTGAGTGAGGGCGACCGTGTCCGCCCCCGTCGTGAAGGTCAGCGCCAGAACAATGGCCTGAATGGTCGGCACCGCAACGGTGACCTCAACGAAGATGCCCGCCGCGCGGACATCCGACAGGGAGTCGGACACCGCCTGCGCGAGTATCTGAGACTGCTCCTGGTACCCGGGCGGCGTCGGGTTGTAGTCCACCAGCGTCTGGGTGAACTGGTCCGCGACAACAAGCTGCACGAGCCGGTTGGGGTGCCCGCCGGCGTCCAGCACCTCGAACCCCTCAGCCGTTCTCACCCCCGGGAACGCCAGGGCGCCCTGAACGATGGCGTCCAGCGTGCCCTTCCGCGCCGTGGTGAAGAAGGCGCGAGCGCGGCCACGGAGGCTGGCATCGGTCTCCGCGTCATCGGCGCCGGCCGTCGCAAGCTCGTTGTCCACCTGGAGGTCGGGCGCCGAGTTCGGAATCGACGAGACGATGTTGATGATGGTCGCGATTTGCGCCTGCTGGTCCGAGCCGGCGAGCACGCTGCGAATCGGCACCCGCACCGGGCCTTCCGAGCCGAGACCGAATGACGCCGAGTCCGTGGTGACGTACTGACGGCCGTCCGCCGTCGCGACGATGGTGTTCACCGGAATGGCGAAATTCGACGGGCTGGGGTTGACCGTGTCGAACCGAACCTCCCCGAGCGCGGCGGCGGCCGGCTTGCGCAAGAGCCCGTAGCGGTCGAACACCAGGCGGTCGAGCGCCTGGCCCGTGGCCGAGTCGAGGAAGAGCCCCGCCTGCACCTGGATGAGCTGGGTGACGACGTCGTCACCGCACGCCGTCGCCCCCGCGATGAGCACGTTGGCATCCGTTCCCGGGCGCTCCACTGCCTCACGGGAAAGCTGCCCGTTGCGGATGAGAATCTCATCTCGGGCGGCGCGGAACAGGTCGTTGAACGATGGGAAGTCAGCCACGCATCACCTCAGAAAACGATGCCGCCCTGTGAGACTGAAACGGTTGTCTTCAACGTATCGCCCGACGGCCGCAGCTTGGCCTGAATCTGAATCAGCAACAAGTTGTTGGTCGGCTGGAACACGGGCGTGACCGACGCAGCCTCGACCTCCGTCTCCAGCAGAATCTGTTTCTCAAGCTGCGCCTTGAGCAGGATGAGCGCCGTCGTCGAGAACTTCTCCTTCACGCCCACGCCGAAGCCGTAGTCAGGGAGGTGGAAGAAGCCTCCGGTGGGCGTGGTCAGCCGCCGGATGATGAGCTTCCGCACCAGTTCCGCCCCGGCAGTCGACTGGTAGTCCCCTGACGGATTGATGACGAGTGTGCCGCCGATGGACTGCCCGGTCGGCGGGAACGGTGGGTTGGCGACATCGACCGTGTTGATCTGCCGCTGAATCGGGACTTCCGGGCGCTCCGTCGCCAGCCCCGCGAGCCCGACGAAGCCGAAGTCCGTCGGCGGAATCATCGGCTGGTCATCCGCACGGAGTAGGTTCGGCGCCGAGACGTTCAGCGCGATGGCCAGAGAGCCGAGCGGTTCCAGCACGTACACGTCGAACACGGGGGTGTTCGACCCCTCGAAAATGACCGAGGGCTGCTCGATGATGGCCTGGACAGTGAACTGGAACCCGTCGTTCAACCGGGTGACCGTCCACTCATTCGGGTTAGTCGCGCTGCCCAGCGTGGTCGTCGAGGTCGTCAGCGGCTCCGTACTGAACAGTACCCGCACCGAGTGTGTCGTGACCGCGAACGCGCTCTGGATGAAAAGCTCAGGGCCTTCGGTGAAGGGCGTACCAAAGCCCCACCGGTCGTGCCCCCAGCCGCCTGTGCCCCAGCCGAGGCTCATACCGATTTCACCTTGTCCGACGCAGTGCGAATCTCACCGGCCAACGGAATGGCCCCAGAGACCGGAGGGACCGTTGGGTCCGTCGGTGTGAACAGCAGCGACCCCGTACCAACGAACGTCAGCACGCCTGCCACAGCAATCGTCGGAGGAACGCCAGCAGGGTTCGGGACAGTGACAATCCCAACCGCATCCCCGTTGCCAAGCTGCGCCGGCCCGCGGGCCACGCCCCGGTCAGCGCCTTCCTCACCCAGCAGCACCTTCCCGTTCTCGCTGCCGAGCACGACGTTGCCGGCGCCGAACACCTGGATGCGGAGGGTCACGTCCTTCTGGACCTGGAGGCACAGGTCGGCCGGGTGGTCGTTGGCAAGAGTGGGCGGCGGGTCAGGGTTCGACCAGACGCGCGCCATCACCACCAGCCCGTGGTCCGGGTCGCCGTTCGGGTACCCGACGACCACCTCGTCATCCACCGCCAACGGCGCGTAGAAACCGAAGCCGTTGCCCGCGTAGAACGAGCCCACCCGAGCCGTCTCGATGTGGGGCACCGGGTTGCCGTCATTGTCGATCATCATGTCGGTCAGAATGGACACGTCGACATACGGCCCGTCGTTCGCGTCGAGGTGGAACGCCGTCACCGTCGCCAGCGTGACCCAGGTGCGCGGGTCGATGCCCGGCCGCGACAGAGCGTTCGCCAGCCGCCCGACGTCCATCGTCCCGGAGACACGAGATTTCTTCAGCATCAGGTAGACGCCTTTGTCGTCTTGGTGCGCGGCGCTCCAGTCGACGGCGCCTCGGTCAGACTGCGTGCCTCAATGTAGTTCTGGAAATCGAACGCAACGCCGAGCCCGCTGCTTGCATTCCAGTCGTACTTCACGTTGCCGACACGGAAGAACGTCTGAAGCTCGACGACGTTCCCCTTGGCCGACGCGATGATGACCCGGGTGATGTCCTCGGACAGCGGCTGCCCGGCGCCGAAACGCTTGTCCATCTCCTTCTGAAGCTCTGCCGAACTCATCCGCTGCTGGTTGTTGAGCACCGACACGAGCGGCGAGTTTGACGACAGCGAGCGGGCATCCACCAGCAACTCCACCGCGTCGCCAGGGCGCAGAGTCAGAAGGTCCGGGTCGGCGTTGTCGCCGCCCAGGCTGGCCAGGTTCTTCGTCTGCACCGAGCCGCCCATCTCACCACGCTTCACCTCCTCGAAAATGGCCTTGGCCACCTCCTGAAGACGGGTCGCATCCTTGATGCCGGGGATGGGAATGCGCAGCGGGTCGTCCGACACCTGCTTGCCCGACGGGGAGACTGGCCCCTTCTTGCTGGCCTGAATCTCGGCGAACCGCTTCGCCGTGATGAGCCCGAGCTGGAATGCACGCTGTGCCTGCGCCACGACCGTGGGCCACTGCCCGAACACCAGCTTCTTGGACCCGCGGCCCTTGTCCGGGTTGACCGAGAAGCACAGCACCGACGACGGCAGGCCCGACGTGTACTTGCGCTCGAACGTCATCGATGAAATGTCGCGGCCATAGACGAGCCGGCGAATCTTGATGGGCTGTACCGTCTGCTGCCCCGCCTCGCCGAGCGTCACGTTGCGCGGCTCACCGTTCACGAACGGCGTCTTGAACTCCGGGCTCAGCCCGCCGTCCTGTTGGTCCCACAGCGCGCGGGCGGGGCGGATGATCAACTCATCGTTCCTGAACACGGGCGTCGCGCCAACCAACTGGCAATACTGGGTGATGAGCAGCCAGTACGAAATCTTGTTGGTGTCGCCGGGCGGCCCCGCCTTCGACTGCTGCCCGTTGGCGCCCTTGCGCGAACGCGTCTGCACCGTCGGGTCACCGGGGCTGGGCAGTGGCAGGAAGCCGAACCGCGGGTTAGCCACGAGCCCCCAGTCCTCGGGGTAGACCGACACGTTGATGTTCTTGCCCTGCGGGTGCTTGCCGAGAATCTGGCGCACCACATCGTCGATGGGCTTGGTGAGGACGAGGCTCTTCTGCAAGGTCGGGTCAATGACCGTGTCGAGCAACCACCCACGGTGGTCGCGCCCCTCCATGTGAATCTCGCTGACCGTCCCCGTGTGGGTCACGCTCCACGTGTCGACGATGCCGGCCAGCATCAGGTTATTGATGCTCGGCGTGAGAATGCTGCTGCGGCCGCCATCGGAGTTGAAGCCAACCATGCCGTCCGAGAAATTCTTCGCCGGGACCGCGCCGATGTAGATGTGAATCGCCACAGACCGGAGCAGCCGCGGGTCGACCGGCAGGTCGCGGTAGTCGAAGGTCAGGCTGAACTTCCCCGCCTGCCGGTAGCCAGGCAACTCGATGTTGGCCGTCTTGGGGATGCGGTTGAGCAGTGTCGTCAGGCGCTGCGACTCGTTCTCCGTCTGCGGCCCGAACGGGGTGCCCGGCGGAGTGGCGCCCGCCTCCGACAGCAAGGGCTGCGGCGTCAGCTTCTGGATGAAGCTGACCGGGTTCAACGCCTTCGTCGCCAGGTCATCGGGCGACACCGAGGCCACGTCGAAGACGTGGAACGCCTCGTCGAACCGGAGGGTCATGTTGACCACAACGCTGGGGTAGTAGACCGACGACATCAGCTTTGCGCCGTCGCCAACTGCGGGGCCAAGATGACCTGGCCAGCAGTCAGCTCAGAAGACGTCAGGCCGTTGTAGTCCGCCAGCGTGCGCCACTCGTTGGGCGTCCCGTAGACCTGGGTCGAGATATCGCGCAGGTCCTGCCCTTCGCGGCCCAGGAACGTCTTGATGACATCCGGGGTGATCTGTTTCAGGGCGTCCGACTTCTGGAGCGCAGCTTGCGACTCCGACGCGGACATCGTCTCGTACACCTCGCGCTTCCAGGTCAGGTTCACCAGGCGCTGGTAGAAGGCCAGGTTCGGGTTCGTGTCGGGACTGACGAACTGGAGAGACTCCCACTGCGAGTCGAGGTCGGCCTTCACCGACGCCGCAGCATCGATAGTCGTGTCGAACACTCCCGAGAACCGCTGTGCCGCGTCGACGGCGTCCGTGGCTGAACTCACCGTCGAGGTGACCGTGTCTCCGATAGCCGAGATGTTCTGGAGCACCTTGTCTGCGGTGTCGTTCAAGGCCGTCAGCCCACCCGTCTCCTCGTTGGGCGGGAACTCCAACGCCCCCTGGAGGCGCACCTGGAGCGAGGCCCAGGCGCCCGAGATGGACGCCAAATTGATTTGGTTGGAAAGAACGGCGGGGACTTCGGGTTCACCCTGGTTGATCCAGGTGAACGTCATCTCCCACGTGACGTCCAACCGGTTGTTGAACTTGTACGTGAACTTGGTGAGGATGCCCCAGCGGATGATGACGTCCCACTGGAACTCCAGAAGCTGACCCTTCCGTCGGATGTCGTCGACAGCCAGGACAAGGTCCATCGAGTTGCCGATGTTGACGCCTGCAAGCGTAGCAATGGCCGGGGCGGTGCCGTCAATCGGAGTGAGGAACTTGGTCTTCCACATCCCGTTGATGGACGTCGTGTCCTCGGACGCGCCGAGCACCTGGACGGTCGCCGTCGGGTTGCCCGGGTACCACGTGAACTCCGCGCGCATGGTCCCCGAGAACCCGATGGGACGGTACGGCAGCGCGCGGCCGGCGAGCGACAGCGTGCGCCCCTCACCGCTCAACTCGGTGATTCTGAGTGCTGTACCTTCGCCGAAGACCTCGGGCATGGACTACCGCACGCCCAGCGGGGAGACGATGCCCGAGTTGGCCTGGCGCTGCCGCTCGCCGAGCACGGCGAGGTCATTGGAGAACGCGACGGCGATACGGTCAGGGTCGAAGCCCTCAGCGAACGCCTGCTTGATATCGAAGTGGCTCCCACGGAAGTCATTCACGTGGCTGATTTTGTTGAGCGCCTTCCCCTCGATGTCAGAGAGGATTTCCGGCAGCCGTTCGCCCGTCGTCAACTTGAGCGCGGTAAGCACCGCCTGGCCGCTCGTGGCGATGGCCCGCCGCAGCTTGTCGTAATCCTCAGCAGTCTTCAGCACCTTCGGGTAGAGGTGCTTGTGCGCCTTCATCACGGCGGCGACGGCCAACTCCTCGTCCTCTTTGGTCTTCGCCATCTTGTAGTAAGCGACCGTCTCCGACTCAATCGACGTGCGCTTGTCGATCTCCGCCTCAGTGAGAGAGGCGTACATCTGCGCCTGGTCCTCGCGAATCTTGCCCTGCGCCTTCATCTCGTTGACTTCCGTCATCACTGCAATGCTGCGCGCGAGTGCTCCCTCCTCACCCTTCTCGAACGACTGCTCTAGTGCGGCGATGTGCTTCTTCGCCATCTGAGCCATCTCCAGATGCGCAGTCGCTTCCTGGTCTTGGGCCGACACCGTCTTGCTGGCAGCCTCCGAGACCATGTCGCGCACCTTGTCATAGCCGAGCTTGGTGTACTCGGCGTTCTCCACCATCAGCGCGTTGACCAGCTTCTGGGTGGCGAGGTGCTCGTCAACCGACCCGCGCTCACGGGCGCCGATGGATTCAATCTCCTGCGCGTGCCCCCGGATGGCCTCGGTGTAGATTCGCTGGGCGTAGAACTGCTTGTCCCACTCCTCTTGCGCCTTCTTCGCCTCGGCCGTGGCAAACCCTTCCGACTTGGCCTTGTCGAGCGCCGTGGAGATGCCGAGGAACGAAGCCGACGCCTGCATGGCGTGCTCCTGCAACTCCTCGACGTTCACGCCGAACTTCTCAAGGACGTAGGACGTCGCTTCCAGGGCGACCGACGCGATGGCGCCGTAGCTGCCTAGGCTCGACAGCACCGAACCGACGCCGCCGACCTTGCCGCCGAACTGAAGCAGGCTGAGACCGACGGACTCGCTGGTGCCGGCCACCTTGGCAATCTTGGCCGCCCACTGGTTCTGGGTCGAGACGAGCAACCCGAGAGAGACCTCGGCCGCCTTGGTCAAGGCACTGGCCCGCTGGTCCTCGACGCGGTGAGCGAACAGGCGCTTCTTGCGCTCCTTGCGCTCCTTCACCAGCAGCGCGAAGTCCTCATCGCCTCCGCCACCGCCGCCCTCCCCACCGCCACCTCCACCACCACCGCCGCCGGCGCCGGCCGCATTCGCAGGGGTCATGGCACTTGCAGCGCGACGCGCGCCTTCCGTCGTGGACTCGGCAAGCTCGGCGTTCTTGGCAATCTGCTTGAGAGGACCGCTGGCTTCGTCAGCGACGACGATGGTTGTTTTCGCCTCGTACTCCGTCGCCATCTCAGTCCTCCTCCGTCTCTTTCCGCTCTTCCAAGACGATGTTCGATATCGCCGTCACGAACCGGGCTAGCTCCGTGAGTGGAAGCGCGCGGGCCTCAGACAGCGGCTGCTTGCCGTATCGGGCTGCATACGCGAGCAGCTCCCACAGCCGACGGTCGAGTCCCTTTCGCACTTCAGCGAGAGAGATACCGACCGCCAGGCTGGTCAGACCACCTTCATCTCCTCGCTCCCGAAAAAACTTTCGTCCTCCTCCGTCGAGGGAGACGAGAGCTTGTTGTACGCCTGGAGAACGAGCGACCGCAGTTTCGGGTCCGCCTTGTCCCACCAGATGTCTACCGTCCCATCCGGGTCCACCTTCCGGCCGTCGAACTCCACGATGGAGAGCTTGGCCGCTGCGTACTGCGCCTTCATGTAGTCGAAGCGCCCGGTCTTGGACGCCATCAACTCCTGGTCCGCGTTGAGCTGCTGCATCCCAATCTTCGTCGGGCTCGGCGACCCATTGGGCGCGCTCCGCAGCGACTCGGGGATGGTGTACGTGTGAATTGCCTTCGCCATTCAGGGCTCCTCGCTACGTGGTGACGATGCGCGCGTTGGCGGACTCGAAATCGAGCGTCACCTCGCCGTACTCCGAGCGACCGCCGAACGTCATCGGCAGTTCTCCGAAGAACACATCGTTGATGAAAATCTTGGGGCGCTCGCCGTTGGGGAAGTTGAGCGCCGCCTTGATGTTGATCTGGGTGCCGGCGGTGCGGCGCTGCGCCCGGTCGATGATGGACTGGAACAGTGTGAAGATGGCCTGGTTCTCAAAGTTCAACGTCATCTTGCCCTTGACGCCGTTGAAGATTTCGTCCTTCCGGTTGGTCGTCTCCCCGAGGTAGCCCTCGGTGAGAACCTCAGTCTGGAAGGCCACCTCGAACGACTTCACGTCCGTGATGGTGTCCTGCTGGACACTGTCGACGATGATAAGGACCGAGACTTCCTGGCCTTTGATTCTCTGAGCCACAGCTCACCTCCAAAAATGAAAAGGCACGTTCAGGGTGGATGAAGCCCCGAACGTGCCCTATCCCACCCCCGGACGAGAGGAAGTGGTGCGGTACGTAGTCTTCAGGCTGCCATCACCAGCCTGGCAGTGTCAAGGTTACGCGATGTAGCTCGGCCACCACTTGGTGCCGTCGTACGTCATCGTCAGCGCCTTGCCGATGACCGCGGCCCCCGCCAAGCCGATGTTGCCGGCGGCGGTCCACGTGAAAGCGCCGTCGGGGATGATGGTGATTTGCGCGGCGAGCCCCGACGTGAGGCCGATGGGCGGCGTGATGTTCACGATGGCCACCGCGCCCGAGACGTGGAAGACGTTCTGCGTCGGCGCGAGGGTGGCTGCTGAAGCGAGGACGGCGCCCAACGAGAGCGTCTCGACGTTCGAGACCGGACCGCCCGTGAGGGTGCCCGACGACTGGTCGTGGTAGCTGGCCTGGAACGAGCTGCCCGGCGGCGTCGGCCCGATGCTCCAGATGCCCCGGACGGCTGCCGCTCCGCCCATGTTGGCGATGACAGTGGCTGGCGAGTCGACGAGCAGCGCGACCTGGACGGCGTCACCGAAGACCAAGCCCTTGTACGGATAGGGCAGGGGGAGCGGGTTGGCGGTCTGGTTCGTGACCTGAGTGTTAGCGATGGCCATTGGTCTCTCCTATTACGCCCGAGTGATGGTGACGCCTTCACCGATCTCGGCCTGAAGCACGATGAAGTCGGCCGTGGCGAGAGTGCGAACGCGGATGATGATGACGAAGACGCCCTGCGCTTCCAAGGTCGGCGTGTTGCCGCTCTTGGTGTCGACCTCGTAATCGTCGATGCGCTGAGCCGCCGGGTTGTTCGGCGAGAGCAACGAGTCGAGGAAGGCCACGCACTCCGCCGTGGCTGCGTCCCGCAGGTTCTGCGTCAGCGGCAGCTTCGACAGCGGGTTGAGCGCCTCCGCGATGCTGTCCTCGATGAAGTCCGCCATGCGGCGGCGGTTGATGTTCTTCTGGCCGGGGACGAGGTCCGTCGTGATGCCCGACTGGAAGATGGCGCCCACCGTCCGGTCGATGCGGAGCGCGGCGATACCCGAGTGCCGGAACTGGATGTACTCGGACATGCCGAGCACCGGAGCCCCGTACTGGAACCCGATGACCGGAGCCATGATGCCGGGAACCGGCGGCGCGGACTGGCCCGGGTTGTTCTCCGGCGGAAGGTTCGACTCGACGGAGATGAGCCACCCGGCGGCAGGCACTTCGATGATTCCCGCCGGGTGGTTCTGGTCTCCGCCGGCCAGATGACCGTCCGACGTCGGGATGAGGAACGGGACGGCCTCGGGCACGAACGTCTTGGCGCCCGGCCAGGAGTAGTTCACGCGCTCGTCGCGGTACGCGCCGACGCCGGGGCTCACATCACCAAGCACCGCCGACGTGTTGGTGACCGAAAGCTCCGGCCAAACCGTGGTGGTGCGCCCGACACCGACCGCTGACGACTGCTCGACGTGGGACTTCTGCTTGACGCGGATGTTGTTCGAGGTGCGCGCCACGTCGAGCAGGTTCACATCGCGAGCCGGCGCGTTCTCACCGAGCAGCGAATCGATGGCGGTCAGGTACAGCACGTCCATGAACGACGACGCCGGGGCGTTGGGCGCCTGGGTGGCCGGGTCGAACGCGAGGCCCGTGAGCCCCGACGTCATCTGGAGCCCCGACAGCGGGTTCCACGACAGCGCCGTGGCAGCCGGCGCGGCGATGGTCGGGTTGATGACCGTGGACGCTGCGATGGAAGCATCAAGCGGCCGCGCCGGGATGGTGTAGCCCGGAGCCTGCGCCAGGATGGTGTTGGCCCCGGTGTCCGCCGTCGAGGCCAGATGCAGGCGCCACGGAACGAACGTACTGGGGAAAAGCGCGGAGGCGAGCCAGTTCGAGTCCGTGAAGTTCGACCCGTCCTGACGCTCGATAGTCAGGTTGTTCGCATCGACGACCGACGCCACGCGGTACGTTCCCGCATCGTTGACCGCCGACACCGTCGCGCCGGCCGTGTGCGCGGTCGCGACTGAGCCGAGAGCACCACGAGTGGCGCCCGTGAAGCTGGTCGACGTGACAGCCGTGTACGTAATGAACTCCGTCTCAATTTCGATGACGCCCGACGCGGGGAAGCCGGCCGTCGAGACCACCGGGATGATGGTCACGACCGCGTCGATGTCCGAGAACAGAGTCGTGCTCTCGCTCGGGATGACGTCGAGGACGAGTGCGTCGCCGACCTTCACCTGAAACTTGATGAAGTCCGCGCCCAGCGATGCGAAGGGCTGAATCGCTACGGGCAAGCCCGCCGGAACGATAGAGCCGTCGATGCCGGTCTCGTAGGCCGCGAAGTCGTTGAACGAGACGCGCGCGCTCAGGTCGACCCGGTTGTCGCCCAGCTTGAACTCGGTGCCCGGGGCGACGCCGGCCGCCTGCATCGGCACAGCGGGGGTCGTGTTGGTGGCGCTCGTATTCGTCGGTAGCTGCCGCCACAAGCGCACCGCTTCCGGCGAAGACAGGTTTACCGGGACACCGATGAGGCGGCTGTATTGCTTGTTTCTGACGGCTACAAACCCATTGCCGCAGGAGTTGCCGAAGTCGCCGATGGTGGGGTCGAACCCACCGAGCTTGTCCTGCATGTCCTGCGCGGAGAACAGTTCGACCGGGCGCGGGTTGGTGACGATGCCGCCGTTGGCGTCTGCCATCGCGGCGTACGTCATGTCAGCGAACTCGCCAACGATGGCGACCACACCCGTGCCGACGCCCGTGATGTTTCCGGGGGGCGGAAGATCGATGATGATGACGCCTTCGATGAGGGTGATGGTCTCCACCCCTGGGAAGGACGTGTACCGTCGAATGAACCCAGCCATGGCTAGACCTCTCCCTCGTTGGACAGCGTCGGCATCCTACTACCCCCTGCCTCGGATGACTCCCGGTTTCTTCTGCTCGCCAACCGCCAAGTCCGGCCCCAAGCGCGAGCGGAAATTGGCCGGCGGAGCCTTCGCGAGGCGCGTAACAGAAACGCGGCCACGGACAGTGACGCGCGCGCGGCGAACGCGCTGCTGTGCGACGTCCTCACTGTCGATGTACGCCATGCGAATCATCTCGTAGGTGCCCCGTTCATTGAAATAGAACGGCAGCTCCAACAGCATGCCATATCGCCAGTCCACCGGGTTGAGAGCTTCTTCCATCATGGCGACGAGGTTCTGACGCATCAGAGGGTCGGTCGCCCAGATGTCGAGCACCATGTCGAGCATCAACTCGCAGGGCTGGATGAGGTAGACGGTGTTGATGGGGTCGCCACCCGCTTGAACAGCGACGGCGGTCTGGAGAGCCGGCGTCAGCTTGGACGCTTCGTAGTCTCCCGGGGTTTCCGCATAGACGGCGGCCATCGGGTAGGCCGCCTCATCCTCGGGCTCGGCCCACGTCTGGTAGGCCCGATTGAAGATGAACTGGCGCCCGCTCGCGCCATCGATTTCGAGCGTGCTGGCGTACTCGGCCAAGCCGCGCGTCAGCGCGGTGCGCGCGTCGGTCTGCTGCGTCACCGTGTAATGCTGCGGCTCGTCGGGCTCGGTGATGAGCCGGGTGGTCGTCGAGTCCGGCAGCAGTGGCTCAGACACGCGCCAACTCCTTCTGAAGCGACAACTCCACCTCAGCAGTGAGGATGCGAGCGATCTCAGGCTCGTTCTTCTTGAGAATGAACTTGCCCTTGGTGCCCTTGATGCCGATGGCGCGCGCGACGGCGAACGCCACGCTCCTGACCTCGTCTCCCGACACCCCCAACCGCCGGCGCACCCACGGCTCGATAGCCTTGACCGGCGGCTGGCGGGCGCCCGGCCGGCGCCCCTCCTCGATGATGCCGGAGTACGGCGTCGAGTTGAAGAACCTCACCCCAGGCGGCTTCGCCGACAGTTCGTACTTCCAGCCGCGGCGGTAGTTGCCCGTGTCGACCGCATCGGCCACCGAGGTCGCCGTCTGAAGGAGCAGCACCGCGCGCTGGCCGCCAACGGCCAAGCCGCGCGCGACAGCACCTTCAAAGCTGGCCGGCAGCTTCTTCGCCCACTTCGTCCAGTCCTTGAGCGACAGCTTACGGGCCACGAGGCACCCCCTGGCGAGTCCGGTCGCTGCGCTGACGCTCCAACGTGATGTTCCACTGGAAGCGGTCAGCGAAATACATCGGGGCACCCTTGATGGTGAAGCGGCGGCGCTCACCCTCATCGCCCTCGCACGCCGGCGGGAACTCGACCTCGTAGTAAAACTGCTGGTCGAACGGGACGGGGTCGCCATCGAAGATGTGCCCGCGAAGCTGGTCCTCGGTGAAGGTGCCCGACACCTGGGACAACAGCACCGAGCCGAACTCGTCCAGCCCGACCGGCGTGACAATCTCCGCCAGGCTGGTCATGTCCGAGATGAGCGGGGTCGGCAAGATGACGCGCGACGACACCACCAGCTCCACGCCGAGGCCGCGCCTACCGCCTGACCACGAGGTGCGAACCAGGCTCACCTTGTACGGGCGCAGCCCGAACGTGGTGTACAGGTCGCGAATCATGTCAACGACGGGGCGCAGGGTGAACGCGAGCGAACCACACAACTCGGTGACGCCGGCGATGTTCTGCCGGTTGAGCGGGTTCTCGTGGACGCCGAGCCCCCCGGTGACTACGTGGTACGGAGGTCCGCACCCGCCGCAGGAGGCCGAGCCACAGCAGCCGCAAGACACGAGCGGCTATCCATTCCTGACGGGGATGTTCCCGGTCGCACCCGTCAACTGGCTCTTGTAGCGGTTCGAGTAGGCGTAGAACGGAACGCCGAGGTCGTCCGCGAGGCGCCCGCCCCACCGGTAGTATTCCTTCTCCAGCAAGTCGGGCTCTTGCATCTGCTGTCGCTCGATGGTGATTTCACCGAGCTTCGACGCGACGAGGCGGCCCTGGGAGTCGACCAGGCGGCACTCGATGTTGTCGAGAATCTGGAGCATCCGCCGGATGCGCGGGAGGGCAATCTCCATGAGGTTGTCCATCGCCATCTCGACGATGAACAGCGTCTGCACCGGGCGGGGTAGGCCGAACTGAATGCTCGGCCCGATGGCGACGTTCAGGTAGCCAAGGTGGTACCGGACGCGCTCACGCTCTGACTGGTCCAACGGCATGAACGGTCCTCCCCTCTTGAGGCTACTCGATTTCCTCCAGAACAGCACCCTGGTCCCGGAGGAGGGGAATCGCAGCGACGCCCCAGTGCTGCTCGGAAACGACCTGCCCCTTCATCAGATTCGTGAGGCAGCCGTTGACGTGAACAGCGACGTCGTCCTTCACCCGGTATCGCTTGCGCTTGCCGAGCACCGCTTCGACTTCGGCGTCCGACGCTGGCGGACGGACAAGCTCGACCTTGGCGGGGGGCGGCGCGGGCTTCTCTTCAGGCTTCTTCTTCTCGAACAGAGTCGAAGGCGCCTTCATCTTGGCCGCTTCCACCGGGTCGAACTTGACCGTCTCCTTGTCAGCCATCGGACACCTATGCGTTCAGAGGCATCTCTGCCTCGCGTTGAAGGTGGGGCGTAGCAACGCACAGTAGAGGGGGACGAACCGAGTTTGACCCAACCCGTAAGGGAGTGTCCCCCAAAACAACGTGTGGCCACGTGTAGTTCGGCGATGTAGCACCGTGAGGTGCAGTTGCCGAAACCAACCCAATCTGCGTGAGCAGATGCCCCGAGTGGAGTCGGCGGTTCCATGGGCAAAGCCCAGGGTTTGCAGACTCCGAAGGCTCCCGATCAAGGGAGCACAGTGCCGACTCGACTTCCATCCCAGTCCTAGAACCAGGGTCGTGTCGGTGGACGCGAGACCCCATGGAAGTGGGGTGATTCGGTCCGAATGCCCCCGAAGGGGCACAGCTATGAATGGCGGCTGCCATCTCTTCATCGACTCCCCCAGCGGACCGCTCTGGGGGAGTCTGTGAAAGGAATCAGCCGTGCTGGATGACGATCTCACGCTTGTAGCGCGAGGCGTCGCCCGTGGTCGCGTCGGTGCGCACCGGCCAGTCGCCGATGAACTTCCACGAAGCCGCCACCGTGTCCTGAAGGCGGTTCAGCGGAGACCGGAGGATGAGCTGGATGCGGTCGGTGAAGACCTCGATGCCGTTGTTGCTGATGCGCGGCTCGCCGACCTTGCCCGTGACGCCGGCCTCGGTGATGAGGCCCGACAGGTCCTGCCAATACTCCATGATGCCGCCCTGCGCGGTGAACAGCGGACGGTGGATGACCACGCCGCTGGAGTTCACCAACTCGCCCGCGAACGGGTCCTGGAGGGAGTAGCTCAGGGAGCCGCTGACGAAGGTCGTGTTGCCACCGACCACCGTCTGCGGAATCGGGCACTCCGAGTTGCGGAAGAACGCGCAACCGAGGAGCTGGCCGATGGCGAACTGCTGGTACATGAAGTAGTCGGGCAGCGCGGTCAGGAGGCGCTGCCACTCGGGGTCGTTGAAGACCTCGGCCTGCGACGTCGGGTCCAGGTGGCAGTGGAACCGCGCGTCCGGGTGCTCCGGCACGTTGTTCTGCCAGAAGTCGGCCACCGCCGTGCGGATGTCCGTCAGGCGGAGCTGGTTCGCCGTCGTGATGCCGTCGATGGTCGTGGCGCCGCCGACGTTGACGATGAAGCTCTTGTCGACCGCGAACACGCCATCACGGTCGGCGACGGTCACTGCCGCGTCGAGGATGAGGTTGCCCGGGCCGGTCGTGTCGCCAGGGTTCAGCGACGTGAAGCCGATGACGTTGCGGGCGGCCAGCGCCGGCCCGATGAGGACCGGGAGCGGGTTGGTGCCCGACACCGTGGTGAACTGGACCGCCGAGCCCGACGGAAGGTCCGGGCGGCGCGCGGTGGTGAAGCCGTTGAGGCGGGCCACCAGAAGCGAGGTGACACCGACCTGAGCGCCCGTGGCGACCGTCGAGCCCGACAGCGCCGCGTTGTACAGGCGGTTGCGGACCAGGCGGTTCAGCGTCTGGCCCGACGCCATGCCGAGCTGATGGGCATTGCGAAGGAACAGGTTCGCGATGGCCACGATGCTCGTCGGCATGTGGGTGTCGATGGTGGAGGCGTACTGCTGAAGCTGCGCCGTCCACTGCTCCTTCTGGTACGTCGCCAGAGGCGGGTCGACACCCGGGGTGAGCGGCTGGAGCGTGGGGCTCATCAGGCCGACGCCCGTGAAGGCCATCGTGTCACCGATGTTCGCCGGCCACACCTGCGGGCTCGCGTCGCCGCGGAACAGCAGGCGGGGGAAGAGCGCATCGTGGAACGCACGCTCAAGGATGTTCTCTTGGACGATTGCCCGGATGTCGGGCGACTGGAGGATCGTACTGAAGTCGGCCATCGGCTCAACCCCTTCTCTGTACGGCCGCGCGTAAGCGAGCCGGTTGGTTGTACTCTACGCCACCACTACTTCACTGACTAGTACGTACGCGCGGCCGGACAACCCTTTACGCGGGGAAGCTGTTGGGGTCCAAGTTGAGCCCCCGCTTGCGCAGGTGCTCCTTGTACTCCTTGTCGTTCATCTTCGCCGCGTCGACCTGCGCGCTATTCGCCGCCTGCTGCGTCACCTTGCCGGGCGTCGGTGCCGTCGGTGCGTTGCCAGCCCCCGTCCCCGTCGTCGCGGGGCGCGAAATCTCCCCGAACAGGTACGGCTGCTTTTCGCGCAACTCCGAGAAGAACTTCTGCTCGTCGTACGACTGGAGTTCCCTCTCGGTCTTGCCCTCGATGCTCCGGCGCAAAAGCGTGACCGCGTAGTCCACGTCCTTGACGCCCGACATGATGGCCTGCTCGCGCAGGTACATCTCGGCTTCCAGAGCCTCGGTATGCTGCTCAGCCCGCTTGCGGCGCTTCTCCTCCTGAAGACGGAATCGACGCTCCTCATCACGGGCCTTCCGCTCACGCTCAAGAAGCTGCTCGTGCCGCCGCTGCTCCTTCCACGAACGGTTGCCATTGCTCTGGCCGTTGCCGTTCGTGTTGGGCCGCTGCTGCTGTACGGGCTGCTGCTCCTCGGAGGCTTCCTGGTGGTGCTGGGTCGGCGGTTGCTGCCGCTGCGGTTGCTTCTGGGCACCGTTCGTCTTGGCGCTGACATGGTTCTGCCCGCCCTTGACGAGAGCCGCCGTCGTCGCGAACATCGACTGAAGCGACTCGAACCCAACCGCTTTGGCCTGCTTCTCCAACTCCGCCATCGCCTCCTTCTTGCCTCGCTCCCTGGCCTCCTGCTTCAGACGCCCGAGGGCTGAGGTGGGCATCACCACGTTCTTGCCGCCACCGACTACCTGCGTCGGGGGCGCCTCGGCTGCGGCGCTGCCATTCGTTCCGGTGCTCCCATCCGTGCTGCTATCGTCGCCCATGTGGTTCCTCGCTCCTTGGTTTCACCGATGGTTAACCGCCCATCGTAGGCGTTGTGGTCGAGGGGTTGTGCCCACAGTTTAAAGCACTACCAGCCGGCGTTAGTCCGCCGCGAACAGCGCGAGCAAGTCCGTCGCCGAGCGAGGGACGTAGTAGATGACGAAGGCCGAGACCGTGGCCTCGAACGTGATGCTCTTGCCGTCATCCGACAGGACGGCGACCGTGGCCGACGCCGTGCCGCCAGCATCGGTCATGAGGCGGGCGCCCGCAGCCGCCGCACCAGCGGTGACGCGGACGGCCATCGAGCCGGGCCCGAGCGCGGCCGGAAGACGGGTGATGTCGTCCGGGGTCGTCAGCGCCGGAGTGAACGGGCCGGGAACAGCCGCGGCAGCGACTGCCGCCGTGGTGATGTCGATCGTCGTCGCGGCCACGAGGCCGGTGACGGTGAACTTGAACGGGCAAAGCATGTTGCCCATCTGCGCCTTGAGGAAGGCGTCATCCATCTGCCCCTCTTTCGAGGCGTTCAGGATGTCGCGGACTCGGGTCGGCT